GTAATATGAGAAAAAGAAACGAAAAAGGACAATTTAGCAAAACAAAAGTATCAGAGTTTGGCTTTGTAAATTTAAGTACATACACATCACCAGAGGTTAAAGAAGTTAATGGTGCTGATTGGATTGAGTACGGGGCTGATAATAACTATTTCCAGTACCTTATAGACCGTTATAATGGCTCCCCTACTAATAATGCTGCGATAAATGGAATAAGCCAGCAAATCTACGGAAAAGGGCTAAACGCAACTGACAGCAACAGAAAACCTAATGAGTATGCACAGATGGTTTCTTTGTTTAGGAAAGATGTTGTACGTAGAGCTTGTTATGATTTAAAGTTAATGGGACAATGTGCAATACAAGTTATCTACTCAAAGGATAGAAGCAAGATTGTTCAATTAGAACATATGCCTATTGAAACATTAAGAGCAGAAAAATGTGATGAAGATGGTAATGTACCAGCTTATTACTATTTTAATGATTGGGCAAACATAAAAAAGAGTGATAAACCTTTAAGAATACCAGCATATGGTATGTCTAAAGAAAGCATAGAGATATATTACATAAAGCCTTATAAATCAGGCTTTTACTACTATTCTCCTGTCGACTATCAGGGAGGATTGCAGTACTGTGAGCTCGAAGAGGAGGTATCTAACTACCATTTGAACAACATAATGAATGGTTTAAGCCCATCAATGTTAATCAACTTTAACAATGGTACTCCTAACCAACAAGAAAGACAATTAATAGAAACAAAGATTGCACAGAAGTTTTCGGGTACATCTAATGCTGGTAAATTCATACTCGCTTTTAATGACAATAAAGAAAGTCAAGCAGAAATAACACCAGTACAATTAAGTGATGCACACAATCAGTACCAATTTTTAAGTGAAGAAAGCACAAAGAAAATAATGGTTGCACATAGAATTGTATCACCAATGTTATTAGGTATAAAAGATAGTAGTGGTTTAGGAAATAACGCAGAAGAAATAAAGACTGCATCTTTGTTAATGGATAACACCGTTATAAGACCATTTCAGGAACTTTTAATAGATTGTTTTGATAATATACTTGCATACAATGATATTAGCTTAAACCTATACTTTACAACGTTACAACCATTAGAATTTACTGATGTAGATAAAGATTTACAAAGTAAAGAAGATATTGAAGAAGAAACGGGTTATGAGTTTAGCAAAGAAAAAACTGAACTTGATAATGTATTAGAAGAATTAGGTGAAGAAGAAGATTTAAGCCAATGGACATTAATTGATGAAAGAAAAGTTGATTACGATGATGAAGAAGCACTTGATTACCAAATAGACCAACTAAACAAAAAGAACAAAAGCACACTATCTAAAATATGGGAATTTGTATCAACTGGTACAGCAAGACCAAACGCAAAATCTGAACAAGATAAAGCGGTAAAAGATGTGGCATTTAAAGTAAGGTATCAATATTCACCTTTAGAAGAAACGTTTAACAAAGAGGGTGAGAATGTCACAAGAAGTTTTTGTGAGAAAATGATAAAAGCTAAAAAGATATACCGCAAAGAAGATATTGAATTGATGAGTACAAGGGCAGTAAATCCAGGTTGGGGTGCAGAGGGTGCAGATACCTATTCTATATGGCTTTACAAAGGTGGTGGCGCTTGTCATCATTTCTGGACACGCAAAACTTATATGTTCACATTAGATAGTAAACGTATTGATGTTAAATCACCATTAGCACCAACAATAAGTGTAAGGGAAGCTAAACGAAAAGGTTTTAAACACAAAAGAAACAATCCTTTAGTGGGAACAAAACCAATAGATATGCCTAATGAGGGTTTTTTACCAACTAATAAAAGAAGATAATGGCAACAGTATTATTTATAAATAGAACAGATTTAGTAAGAAACTCTATCATTGATGGAAATGTAGATACTGATAAATTCATACAGTTTATTAAGATTGCACAACAGATAGACATACAACAAATCATAGGTACAAATATGTATACTGGTTTGACTGATGCTATAGTTGCTGGAATTGATTTACCAGCCAATGCAAGATGGAAAACTATATTAGAAGATTTTATTGTTGAAATGCTTATATGGTATGCACAAGCAAACTACATACCTTTTGCAGCTTACCAAATTAAAAACGGTGGTGTATATAAGCACACATCTGAAAATGCACAAACTGTAGATAAAAATGAGGTTGATTTTTTAGTAGAAAAAGCAAGAACAAATGCAGAATGGTATTCAAGACGTTTTATAGACTTTATGAGTTTTAACCAAGCTACATATCCGGAGTACACCAATAACGTGAATGATGATATTTATCCGAGTTATGAAGCTACGTTTAATGGATGGGTACTTTAGTAAGAAGTTATGAGTTACAAACCAAAGGCAAAGAACATTGAGAAATTAAAGGTATTTCTTAAAAAGAAAAAAAACAAGAAGTAATGGCAAACGAAATATATTTTAAAAGTTGGTGGGGTAGAGGTGTTTGTGATAACTCTGTAAATTGGGGTTTAGTCTACAAAGAATATGCTGGGTGTAGTGCAGTACCAGCATTACTTTTAACCTTACAAGCAAGGGCAACATACTATGAGAATGTAACTTGTACAACTGCAACTTTAGATGAATTAGAAAATATACAATAATGAGCAACCTTTTAGATAAAGCATCAATTATATTAACACCTACTGCGTATAACAATGGTGAAGCACTATGTGTGAAGCCAAGTGATGGAAGTGGTGATTTTGATTTTAGCAGAAATTCAGCAGCTACAAGAGTAAACGCTCAAGGTCTTGTTGAAAACGTACAGATACTATCAAGTAATTTAGTGCAGAACGGAGACTTTTCAGAGGAAGGTGTAGAGGAGGTTTCTAACGGTAGTTTCTCACAAGAGGGTGCGGAGCAGATTACCAATGGGGATTTTGAAAATGGTAATACGGGTTGGGCAAATAGCAGTATCAACGGATTTAGTGTAAGTAATGGTAAATTAAATTTATTAGATGTTGCTTATGTAAAAAGTACACTACAAACAAATGTTACAACAGTAGGAAAATTATATAAAGTTACCTATGAAGTTAGTAATTATGTTCAAGGTAGTTTTAGGCTTGCTTTAGGTGGTACTATATTACCTACTACTACATCAAATGGTGTTTATACATATTATGCTACAGCAACATCGGCCACATACGTTGTAATTCAAGCATTTAGTGGTTTACCTACAACACTTTCAATAGACAACGTTTCAGTACGTGAGGTCGCTCAAAATTGGTCTTTAGGTACTGGGTGGAGTATTGGAGAGAATAAGGCGGTTGCAACTGACGCTCCAGATGGAGAAAGATTACAACAAAATAACGTATTCACAGTAGGTAAAACTTACAAAATAACATATGAAATAACCGAATTAACACAAGGCTTTTTTAAAGTTTATGTTGGTGGAACATTTTTAACCTCACAATTTTCTGTTGGCGTGTATACAGAATACAAAACAATACCATCAAATTCTGTTTTTTATGTAAAATCATCGGGTACGACAAGCGGCTCAATTACAAACATCTCGGTTAAAGAGGTGGGGCAAAATTGGACTAGCGAGCAAGGTATTTGGACTTTTGGAGATGGTGTGGCAAATGGCAATGGAGCAAGTGGTTCGGCAGAAGAATTGTCACAAAATCTTTCAGCGGGTGGAATAGTTACTGGGGATAAAGTTAAATTGTCTTTTGAAATTAAAAATTATGTTAGTGGTTCTGTACAAGTTATAGGAATAACACCCGCACCAAGCAACTTTGGTAATGGAATTTATGAATATATAGGAGAGGTAACATCTGTTAATTTTAGAATGAGAGGCAGTTCATTTAACGGCTCTATAACAAACATATCAGTAATAGAAATTACCGAAGATACAAACCTACCGAGAATAAACTACGAGGGCTTTAGTTATCAAGATGCTTTAGGGAGTGAATTGGTTACAAATGGCGATTTTAGCAATGGCAATGCTAATTGGTCTGCAATAAGAGGCAGTATACAAAGTGTAAGTGATGAGGGTGTTTTTACTATTGGAGGTACTGAACTTAATTCACTTGTACAATCAAATGTTTTTACTGTTGGTAAAAAATATATCCTTGAATTTTATGCAAAAAGTCAAACATACAATACAAACATATTTACTGCCTATTTTGGTGTTGATAGTGTTATTCAAGAACAAGTTGTTTCAAGTGAATTTCAAAAATGGAAATATGTAATAAATCCAAATCAAACAAATTTGCAGATTGGTTTATACTATAATGCCTCTTATGAGAATAT